GTTGTACTGGATGAATATGCTTCGATGAAACCAGATGTGTGGGAAAAGATTATTAGACCTACACTAGCTGATGTTAAAGGTGAGGCACTATTTATAGGGACACCTGAAGGTAAGAATCATTTCTATAAATTATGGGTAGATGCGGGTAAAGAAGAGAATGAAGACTGGGAACAGTTTCAATATAACTCAACAGATAACCCAATTCTAGACCCAGAAGAAATTAAAATAGCAAGGGAGACTATGTCTACCCAAGCATTCCGCCAAGAGTTTGAAGCTAGTTTTGTTTCATTTACAGGCGGCATCTTTCAGAACGACTGGATAAAATATAGTGACGAAGAACCTGCTGAAGGTAATTATGTCATAGCAGTTGACCCAGCAGGTTTTGAGAATGTAGAAAAAGAACGAGGAAGAAAGGGGTCAGCATTAGATGAAACAGCGATTGCTATTGTTAAAATCACAGATGACACTTGGTGGGTTAAAAATATACTACATGGGCGTTGGAATATTAAAGAGACTGCTTCCAAGATTCTCGAAGCAGCTATTGAAAATGAAGCGACTACTGTCGGTATTGAAGCGGGAGCATTAAAAAACGCTATACTTCCATACCTCGAAGATAAGATGAGAGCTACAGGAAGATGGGTTGTCATTACAGATGTTACCCACGGAGGTAAAAAGAAAGCAGATAGAATTACTTGGGCATTACAAGGAAGACTAGAGCACGGAAAGATTAAGTTTAATACTGGGGAATGGAACAGAGACTTTGAAGTACAACTCCTAGAGTTCCCTACTAAAGGCACACACGATGATATGATAGATGCCTTAGCATATATTGACCAAGTATCTATAGCAGATTTTATGGGCAGTATAGATATAGAAGAAGAGTGGGAACCTTTAGACGCAGTATCAGGATATTAATATGGATTATAATGGCGAAAATAATTATCAAGCACTAACATCTTGGCTGATGACCAAGATTAGTGATTGGGAAGACCACAGAGATAATAACTATCTCAATAAGTGGGATGAGTATTATCGTCTATGGCGTGGAGAGTGGGACCCAGAAGACCAAGTCCGTGCACACGAGAAGTCTAGAATTATTACACCAGCTCTACAACAAGCAGTAGAGTCTTCAGTAGCAGAACTAGAAGAAGCTACATTTGGTAGAGGTAAGTGGTTCGACATACAAGATGATATGTTAGACCAAGATAAAAGAGATACTGAGTATGTCCGTAACTTACTACAGGAAGACTTAGAAGGTACAGGCTGTAAAGATGCCATATGCGAGACTTTCTTGAATGGTGCTATCTATGGTACTGGTATAGCAAAAATCATCGTAGAAGAGAAGAATAAGATGCGTCCAGTGCAGAGAGCAGTAGAAGGAACGCTGACTTCTGTAAGAGATGTAGAAGAATATACAGATGTAGAAGTAAGATTAGAGCCAGTATCACCTAAAGAATTTGTTATTGACCCTGCAGCTACAAGTATTAATGAAGCATTAGGTGTAGCACAGATAGTATATAAACCTAGATATATAGTATCCGAAGGTATGGAAAAAGGTGTATATAATAAGATGTACATCGAAGCTGTTACTGATAATATACCTGTAGGATATGATTATGAAGAAGCTAATATTGACGATGCTGACGAGATTAAGATTACAGAATACTGGGGTAAGGTTCCTCGTAAATACTTAAATAAATCTGAGACTAATGAAGACTTCGATTATAATGAAGAAGAATTAGTAGAAGCAGTAGTTACTATAGCAAATGACCAATATGTGCTCCGTGCTGAGGAGAATCCGTTTATGATGGTAGACAGACCATTCATAGCGTATCAGCACGAATTAGTGCCTAATAAATTCTGGGGTCGTGGTGTCTGTGAGAAAGGATACAATCCACAGAAAGCACTAGATGCAGAGATGAGAGCAAGGATTGACTCCTTAGCTTTAACTACTACTCCAATGTTAGCAGCAGATGCTACTAGATTACCTAGAGGTATTAGATTAGAAGTAAGACCAGGTAAGACTATTCTTACTAATGGTGACCCAAGAATGGCAGTCACACCTCTTAATTTAGGCTCTACTGACCCTAATACTATGCAACAGATTAACTTGCTGCAAGCTATGATTCAGATGGGTACAGGTGCTGC